TAAGTTAAGCAATAATCTTTTTCACAATCATTTGAGAATAAATTTTTAAAACCCAAGTCATCAAAGCCCTTGGAAAAACCCCCTACACCACAAAATAAATCTATATAGGTCATGGTGCTAGATATTTTTTTATTTAATCTCGAATGATTCATTCCTACTTTATACCATATCTAAGTGTTGATTTATCTCTTTTGATATAAGCTCGGAGGCAAGCTCGTTTACCGGGCGGGTAAGCTCGTCAAGGGTAGTCTGATCTACTAACAAGTTGTCCGCCGCACTCTTATAGGAACCAGCAGCAGCTTCATACGTTGCGTATACGGCTTCGTAATCTGCCACTGCGGAGTCGAGTGAAGCGCGTAACGCAAGTATGCCCTCTACTTTAGCCTCAATATCTGTGCGAAGTTCTTCTGCAACATCCTGATCTTCAAACCTAGCGGTCTCGTTATAGTAATCTATGTCTTCTCTATAGCTGTCTAGCTGCGCATTTAAATCTGCGGCGATCATATTTGCGTTTTCTGCCGAGACATCTACTCGTAGCCGCCGCTCTTCCATAAGCTCAGCGGTGTTATTTACTTCTTCTGAATTAGCCGTGATGCTTTCTATTACTGCGTTGAAATTATCTTGCGTAAATATAGCGTCAAATTCTGCTTCTAGCGCTTTAGTACCTACTGCGCCGATGCTGGCTTGGTACGCGGCGTAGCCGTCTGTGCCGGAGTAAGCTGCTTGCACGACATCCCCTATAACTTTAGTGGCTATCGCTTGTTGTGATGTGTTTAAATCAGACTTGGCAAGCGTAGGTTTTAAAAGCCCGGTAGTTATTCCGGCGGTTGCTATAACTCCAGCAACTGCATCCGCATCTACCTCCCCGTTCCTAACTAGCTGAGTAACAGCGGCGGTCGCGCCCCCTGTAATCATGTCCTGCGCTACTTGCGGAAGTTCTTTAAACCCTTCTATAACGCTACTAAATGAACTTTCTAGCCCGCTAGACGTGTCCGACCAATCCCCCGCATCAAACTCTTCGGTAGCCATGGTCTCCCCACCGAAACCAAGCTCTCCCCCTACATAACTTAGCCCTGCACTAGCTGCGCCCGACAGAGCGCCCCCAAGAGCGCCGTCAAGAATATTCCCGTTGCCGGTGATAGCCGCGGTTAGTGCACCCCGGGTAGCGCCGGAAACAACTTGTGTAGTAGCTTGTGTGATAGCTTCCCGAGTAGCTGCACTTACTCCCTCCCCTACTGCGCTTCCTATGTACGATCCTGCAGCTTCTCCGACATACGCCCCTGCCTGCCCACCAACATAACTAGCCGCGACAGCTAGCGCTATATCCCCAAAATCCCCACCTTTAGCCGCTACACTAGCCCCTTGGATAATAGGTATAGCCCAAACTTGTCCTGTAGCAACCGCAGCCATAGTAGCGAGAGTAGTAAGCGGGTCGTCTATCATGCCTTTGACGACACCACCAACAGTATCAATTACGGGCTCTAGGATGTCGTCTACGACAAAGCTAGCAACGTCGCTAATAGCGTCGCCTACCCACCCAACTGCACTACCAATGGCGTCTGCTACAAAACTCATTTAAAATCCTTCGGGGATAGGGTCTTTCCCTATTCTTATATATACGATGTACCCGCCTTCTTCTCGTTCAGCTATACCGATCTGTGTGTCAGTGCCTCGGGTCATGCGCTGGAAAAACCTAAATCCGTTTAAGAAATCGGCCCCCGTAAACCACGTAGTGTAATGAGTTATACCTTCTTCTTGTAAATAAGATATAAAATCTAAAGCGTTTGTTATGAAGTTTTTACCTGTGTCTACGTTAAACGCGCGCCCAATCATCTTATTTCTGTTATCCCCCTTACCCCTATGCGATAGGAACACGGTATTCCCAAACTGCTTTACTACTGCCCCGGCTATCTGGGTCTCTTTTGCTACCGCAGCTAAAGCCGTTGCTGGAGGGTAGCCCGCGGTGTTCCCCTGCTTAACTGCTTCTGCAATAATGCTTGGCCCCTCTAATTTCTTTTTCTTGCTATCAATGAGTTCCATTACGCACCTGTACGATCAAATATTGCGGCAGAATACGCGTTGCCCATACCCGCTGCTAGGCTAAGCACTAAGCCACTCGGAGTAGGAGTAGGGGCGGACAAAAATACTGAATCATGCTCTGTTCTATTGGCAATAGCGGGCACCACCCCCGAAGCGGCGTCCTTAAATAGCATACAAGTTTCTAATAGCCCGCTGGCACCCATAGTGTGTCCTATACGCTGCTTATATGACGTAGCAATAAAATTGCCTAGTGTGCGCTGAAGCGCGGTTTTCTCTGCAGCATTGTTGACCGGGGTGCCGGTACCATGCGTCTTAACTAATTCTACTACACTAGCAGAGGTCTTGGCTACAAACAATGCGCCTTCTATAGCTTTTGTGTACCCGGCCCCATCGGCGCGTTGCCCCAGCGGGTTGTTGTTATCTTCTGACGCAGTATACGCGCCTAACAGTCGGGCGGTTGATTTCGGCATACCAGCACGTTCTTTCTCAAATACCGCTAAGACCGCTCCCTGCCCTAAAAAGAACCCTCTGTTTACTGAATCAAACGCAGACGGTTTAATTTCTTTTTCCTCAGCGTGCTGCAGGCTTGCTCCAGCCTCACCAAAAAACTCCAGCGTTAGGTTATTTACCGAGTCTTCTCCGCTAAGAACAATAACTCGGTCGAACCCGAGGTTGTTTATTAGGTTTTGTACATCCATAAGAACTTTTAGGCTAGAAGCGCACGCTGTAGCATCCGTAGATATGTGGTCTATAGAGCCGAACATAGCGGCAATACGCCCAGCGTATATGTTTGTTAGCACAATAAACGGTACTTTTACCTTGTAGTGTAGTTCAGTGTCAGGGCTTTGATCGTACCGCCCATTTGTGCCCATCCATCCTTGGTTCCCCGCAGCAAAAATAAACGCGGTCTTCCCATTGACTGGGGTATTCCGTACATAGTCTACAATATCTGAGTCTAAGACACTCTCTAATACTTTATGTGGGGGGTACGATAGCCCAGTTTTAGCACGTTTAAAGCTGTTACGTAGTATATGTGCGTGTTGTGGGTAAGGGATATCATCTATTAGGGCGGGAGTTTCGGTGTACACCGTTGCGGAGTGAGTCATATGTATCATTGCACGCCCTCTATTGCGGCGGCGATAGACTCAGGTTCAGTAGTTTTATTAATTTCTACAAAAGCAAAAGTTTCTTCAAGGGTGCCAATAGGCATGTCCCTAGATATCTCCTCATCTATTCCGTACATCTCCCCCAGATACATACTCAGCATAACAACGTCTAGGCTGTCTAACCCTACTTCATATATGTTATCGGTGAGAGATTTAGCTTCGCAAGAGTCGCCCCCTGCGATCTTTATTATTTTAGTGAGTTCATTGAATAACGCTATATAGTCCATTTTGCACCTCCATTAAAAAGGGAACCGCAATCTACCACGCCTGTACGCGGCTTTCAATAAACTCCTTAGCTCACTTCTAGCAAACTAGCTACTACATGCAGTCTATCCGCTATAGCGGCGGTAACTTTAAGAATTTCAGTTGCTTGTAGTACTAGCGGCGCGGTTAGAAGCTCAACAGTTGTATTAGACGTAATAGCTTTTACTTCAAATAAACTATAAACGCTCGATCCGTTTGTTATAGTGACGGTTATAGTGTCGTTGTGTCCAGAATCGTTCGATACCAATATAGATTTTATTACCGCAGACGTAAGGGTAGGGCACGTATACAACGTAGTTACGTCAGCCGTAGTTAAGTCTACTTTTGCGTTTGTGTATGTATTAGCCATTAGCTCATAAACCAAATTAGCGCTTCTGAGGAATTGTGCGCCGCCGCCGACTCCCGCAACGCCTCATCTAGCTGGTTAAAGTATAGTCGAAGGACATTGTTAAATTGATCAGACGCTGCCCGGTCGTACTCTTGCAGGGGGTGAGGTAGCGCAGGGGCGCGAAAATCAATAGTAAATTCGGAAGAAGCCATTACCGCCTACCATCCGCTCGTATATCTATCCTAGGAGACCCAAGTTGCCACTGCACCCCAAGGTCTGCAGATGATATTTTAAAGGCGAGTTGTCTACCACGAACCCTAGTATTAATCTGCCCTGTGTATTCCTCTACCGGCAGGGTAGCGGTTCTAGTTACCGCTCCGTAGCTTACTCCTCCTACTGAAGCAGGGTCGCTGTACCCGGACCCAGAATTTTTTAGCGGGTATAAGGTCATAGTAGCGTTAGGGGAATCTGCCGTAGAGCCAGAGAAGGTTATATCTGGTAGGACGCGCCATATAAACGAGAACTTATCCCCATCGTCTATGTCAAATTCAGAAGATAGTATATACGCGTCTATTGCCGCAGGGGTCCCGGTCTCGTCGTCGTCTACTCCAAGTTCGTGGTTTACAATATTTGAACTGTAAGTAGCTGCGATAGGACTATTTCGAGTGCCCGAGTCCAGCCATGCTGTGCGGGCCATGCTACCGTAGTACCAAACTTTATCTTGGTAGTTATACACTACATAGCGGTCTACGGTGCTAGAACCTGTAGAGCAATAGAACCACCACACTTCATGGAACTCTTCGACAGTTCCTGAGAAGACTTGGCTGTACTGAAGTTCGTTTATATCGTCGAAAATAAAGCGTTTTAAATCACACAAAAGCGCCTGTGTGCGCCCATCATACATGTAAAACTTGTCTTTCCCCATCCAGAAAGAAACACCGTTAGCGTACGCTACACTATTTTGCGACACTATAGAGATGTTATCTCCTACGAGTTGGACCCCCCACACTGCCTGCCCTCCTAAATACTGCATAGAGTAAACGGAAGAGTCGGTCCAAACTAGTACTTCTTGGCGAGATTGGTGCGCGGTTACGATTTCGCCCCCTCTAGAAAGCCGCAAACTACCAGCTTGGTTAGTAGCAGATGGAGCCCAGTTAGTAGCGTCTTCTTGGTCTGACCACCGGATAAGCATAGGGTCTTGCGTAGTAGTGCCGATAGTGTTTGCCCCAAACGCGAATACAAACCTACTTGTATCGGAAACTAATAAGTAGTTCTGGATAGTAGGCACATCAGTACCGGTTAGCGCGGCTGCGCGGGTGATCGTTGACCCAGCGTCCCAAAGGTAGATACTGCCTCCACGAGCCCCAAAAACAAGGTCTTCCCCAAAGGTTGCTTGACTCCAAATACGTAGAGGGGTTTGAGTAGTTCCTCCGTTACCCCATGTACCTACGTTCCAACCACCAGCACCCCAACCAGTCAGCGGAACAGACACTGCATCGCCTACATGTATTTGATATTCAGAAGTTACGCTCCCCCCGCCGTTCCCAGTATCTGAGCCATTCGCGGTGGCTGTAGCGGTAATTGTGTAAGTGTTAGCGGTAGGAGTAGAGACTATTTGGTACTCGGCATTAAGGACATCCGCAGTTATGTTCCCGCCTAGGGAAGCAGCCCCACTAAACGTAACAAAATCGCCCGCAAACGCGCCATGACTATTGTCCGTTACCGTTATAGTAGCAGACCCGTTAGTAGCCGCAAATGTGGTGGCGTTAGTAGTAGTTGCCCTTAGCGGTGTTACGTCGTAGTACACCCCGCCTAGCTCTATATAAAACTTTAAGTTGGTGCCTACCCCTACAAAGTTGTTTCCCCCTAAAGAAACCCACGATAGTAGAGACCGGCAAACGCCTAGAAACGTGTTTGCAGATATTCTTTGCCACCCCCCAATTTTTTCTGGGTACCCCTGCCTAAATCGTACTTTGTCGCACTCATACCAACCGTTCTCGCTAGTATATCGCGTTCTCTCCCGATTTACCCCCGGCCTTAGCGTTAACTTTTTAAGCGACATAACACGTTACTCCACCGTACGTCCGACTAGCGGCACGGAAGTTACTTGAATTGACACGCTACGCCGTAGATTTAGCGGTGCTCCACAATCAGAGCATGTATCTGCATCAAGCTCAGATTCGTCAAGATCAAACCCACAACTATTACACACTATCTCGATCTCGTGCGTAGGTTCTATTATACCACTTTCATGTTCTACTGCATCGTATTTTATCTTCATAGAGAATTATCCATCCATAGCCGACGTTCTTCTGCTCTACGTCGGACCAATCCGGCGAGCACTCTGCCGCCAGCTTTACGCCATTTAGGAAACTCATCCGCCGCGCCTTCGTAGTCTAGCCTATTTATTTTGGCCCGCAAAGTGGACGATTGTAAACGACCCGAGCCTAAATTGAAGGTGAACGACGCGAGCGCATCAAATTGGTTTTGAGTAAGCGGAGCTTTAATGAGCCGGGGAACAGCCGACTCAATGTGGTGCAACTCCATCTGGAGCAAGCGCGTAGCGTCGTCTCTACTGATTGTGCGGCTATCCATGCTAATCCTAGCGCCATCAAACCAACGAGTGCTACCAAAACCAATGGTAGGCACATTAGCAGGGCACAGGTACGGCTTGGCAGAAAAGCCTTCGTATTTCTTAATGATTTCAACGCCGACTTCTCCTGTTTTCACGTTTGTTGCTTCCGATTAAAAGTGCGTGATCCAAACCAAAAGGAAATTACTGCAGCCCAAATGCCGACGATCTCATCAGACCAGACAAGCGAATACATCTCGTTATCGATGTAACCGAACGCCAGCAACAACGTCAGCGCCATAAATTCTATAAAGAGAAGATACGTAATAAACGGACGCACCGAAGCAGCTAAGTCGGTGATCCATTGTGATGATTGTTTCGTGAGAGATGTCTGACTTTTAAGCAGTGCCTCAGTCTCACGTATGTCAGCCTCCACATGAACCATGTCTAGCTTCTGGTTGCCGATCTGAATTTGCTGCTCCAGTTGTTTGTCCATAAGCTGAAGCTCATGCGCCTTATCCTGTTTGTCTTGGAAGTAATCCATGACCTTTGGCAAGAACGACGTGCCGAAACCTAACAGTGAACCAAGTAAACTAATCATTTTTAAATCCCTTAAAGTTCTTTTTGCACCCCGTATGGAGTACCCTGAAGAAGTTTGTACACAACATAAGTCGGTATCTTTTCGGTATTGTCTATGCAGTCTTCGGTAACCCAAACAACCAACACCCACGATGCTTGAGGGAAATACCATATTCCAACTTTGTCTGCTAATCTTTGAGATTCTGGCGGGCTTAAGTTGTATGCAGAAACAAACGCTTGGGCCTCACCGTTTTCTAAAACCCGCTCCAGCAACTGATTTGAATTGCGCCCGATTGTGTCTTCGCGCCACGTTTCGTACTTAGCAAAAGGCCCGTTTGCACATTGCGCGTTTGCAGCTCCACACAAAATTAAACCAAATAAAAAGACGATTATGGCGCAAACGTATTTCATGTTCTTTTAGACTTCCACTCAGCCCACACGATCTTCAGTCTAATAATCACCGCCACTAATGTGACTAGGCCAACTGCAATACTAATCCCGCCATCAAAGAAATCCATCCATGTCAGGCTGATGGCTGGCACGATGACGGCAATGTCGGCTGCAATTTTGTCTTTCATTTTGGGTGGCTTCCGTTGTGGAGCTTCATCTGATGCTCAAGGCCGTCTCGTAAATACGTTAATTCTTTTTTAACTTCTGCTATCTCTCGTGACTGCTTATCAAGGTTGGCAGGAGACAGGATACTGCCCAGCACCGCCACCTGATGTTTAAAGACTGCCGAGCCACTTTCAATAGTATCAAGCCGAGTATTTATTATCTCCATCTCTTTTTGGACAGCCTTTAGGTCTTCAATGACACGCGAAAGCTGTGACTTCACAACAGCAAACGCCCCCGCAAGTGTGGCAATAAGGCTTATAAACTGGACAAGTTCACGGGTTCCTAGCTCCATGAGCTGTTAGCTCCTGCCCTATTCATCCAGATAATAGCACCAGCAATGACCGCTGCCGCAAGAACGCCTATCAGCTTACCAGCCTCAATAATGCACCTAATAATTTTATCGTAAAACGCTTCATCTTCTAGCGCTTGTGCAGCGGCAGCTTCTTTCGCCTTCTTGCGCTTTGCCTTACGCTCTTCAAGCAGGTTATCTCTTGTTTGTATGATCTCATCCCACGTACCTTCGCCGAACTTGTTGTCGATCCTAATCCCAAGGTTGAGGATGTCCCTGTCAATCTTCTTCTGCTCTAAGACCATAGCAGCAACGGCACCGACGCTTAGTTCATCTTCCTCGTCTTCGCCCGTCTTCTTACTAAAAAACTTGTGCAGCTTTGACTTAGGCTTGGCTGTCTTCGCTTTCTTTTTGAGTTCTCTTGCCGCCGCGTCCCGGTGATGGAACAGCGCATCAAGTCCAGAGCTAATACCCTGTACGTCTTGAGCAGTATCGACAGCCGCTTTTACTGCATCTATTGTGCCTTTAACTAAGGCAAATGCGGCCATGGATTCAGCAATCATCTACTTTACCCCGAAACTTCTTCGGTGGTTTCCTCTTCTGCCGCTGCTTCTGCCGCCGCTGCTTCTGCCGCCGCTGCTTCTGCCGCTGCTTCTGCTGCCGCTGCTTCTGCTGCCGCTGCTTCTGCTGCCGCTGCTTCTGCTGCCGCTGCTGCCGCTGCCACAACGTCTTCATACTCAGACCACGTAGATAGGCTACCGTTACTAATTAATGCCTCGATTGCTGTGACATCCGCAGCTTCGTTAATAGCAGATTCCATTGAAGTTGCATTAGCTCGTAACTCATCTCTCCAAGTTTGGACCGCTGAAGGAATGGCCGTTTCTTTATCCATTTTCCTAATGTAGTACCAGTCGCTCTGAGAAAGATAATTAGCCAGCCCAGTAGAAACTTGCGCTTTAAAATGTGCTTTGACTTCATCCATGTCTCTTGCAGTAGAAGAAACTGACCCGTCTTCATTGTGCGACGACCTGTATAGCTGTGTATTTGGAAAAGGTTGAAGAACAACCTCTGTTATGCCTTTAGCTTGCATTTGCTCCGCAGACCACAAACCCCAGTTTCTAGGGTGTTGAATCTCGTCATCATCTATCCAAGCCTTGCCCAGACGTAGAGTTCTTCCGTTATACTTATATATTGTTGTCATAATTATCTCGCTCTTGCTTGAGTTACACCGTCAGCGCCTTGTAATGGGTGTTCTGCGAATGCCATGTAAATGTATGTCTGGCCGGATACGTTCACAATATCTGACGTATTTCGCAACTTAACACCGTTAGAAAGAAAATCCATAGCATAGGCGGGTGTTACCTCTGCATTTGTTAGGTTGGGGAATAAAATATGATCGACTTCATTATATGGATCACGGGAGTTATCAAAGATTCCCCAATTAGATGTGCTGCTTACTTTCTTAAATATAATACACGCAGGTATAAAACCCGTATAGACAAAGGGACCATCAGCCGAACCATTGCCTGTATAGCTGCCGAACTTTGAGAAGCCTTCGACTTCGGACCAACAGTAGGCTATATAAGGAATACTACTTGCGTTTACCGCTTTTAGAGGCGTTCCTGATGTCCCGTTGTTAAATCCAAAAGTTGATGAATTATTTGGAGGTGAGTCTAATTCTCCATCTGCTATATCTCCTTCTGCGTTGGTTCCTTCGAATCTTAAAACTTTATCCGCAGACAAAGACTCATGAGTGACACACCAAGAACCCGATTGTGTTCTGTTTCTTGCTATGATAAGAGAAGGAATAGTACTTAGCCCGTGACCCACTGTATCACTTGCTGTCCCACTTCCCGTATAAGAAACAATACTGAAACCGCTCGTCGTGTTGGCACTTACAGAACTTGTGATTGTCCCGTCAGTGTTTGAAACAGCAGCACCACCAGCTTTCCAACACCAAGCTACATAATCTTCGGTGTTTGTGTTAACTTGGACATCTGTGCCTAATGTAAACCCAGCGGAGTCAAAGCTCTTTAAAGTTTGCGCTGTTGTTGTTTCGGCATCTTGGGTGTTTGAATGTAAATCCTTTGTCGCTCCACGAACACTATCGTAAAGCATATGATTGTCCGTAGCATCTCTGTTTTTAATCCAAACAAAGTCTGGTGTAAAATCAAGAGAAGTTATGGCTAACTCTGATCCCGTACCCGTATAAAGCACCGTGTTAAAGTATTGTGAACCATCAGCGACTGTTGGGGCTGGTAGGTTTTGGGTTGCGATTGCATTAGCATTATTAAGATTAGTATCAACGAAAGGACGCTGACCAAAGTTAAAATCAAAAATATGAGTATTATTACTAGACCTTGCTAATACCGTATATGATCCTGCGGGTATGCTTGAAATTGTATATATTAAATCTCCTGAAGCGGCTAAGTCGGAATTGTAGAACTTTAAAGTTCCTGCGTCAGCGTCGAATACAACCCCAATGTTTTCACCATTTGGGGCGGCAGGCAAAGAACCTGTGGCAATCGTAACACCGTTTGCGAAAATGTCGTAAGCTCGCCCACCTTCTGTGCCATTTCTGATATTAAAAGCATAATCACCTGTAGTTGGGGTTTCATTCGTTAAGCTAGAAGTTGCTAGAGTAACACCCACAGACATATTGTTCGTAGTTGTACTAACGGCAACATATTCAAAGTGATGTTCCCCGCTATCAACAAAGATAGTCCCTTTAATTCCACCATCACCTGATGCAGTTAGGTAGGTATTTCCTTCAGTTAAAACTAAAGACGTGTTGTTCCTATCGTTTGGATTAAGCGTAATATAGTTACCAATGCCATCATCAACACTATCAGTTGGCGTGTCTTCTAATTGATCGGATGCGGTGAAGTTGTTATCAAAATAACTATTGCCAGCCTGTCCATCTGATGTGTACGCAATTCCGGTGAATGACATTGTTGCTCCACCACCAGCTAAAACAAAGCGCATCGGACCTGTGTACGTTGCGGCGAACGTGTGGTTGCCGCCAGCCGTGTTGATTGTAATTGTTCCGCTGACCCGTGTGATGGTAATTGCGCCATTTGTTTGAGAGACAGAAGCGGTTGTACTTGAGCCTTTATAGAAGCTCGCTGCGCCAAAGTTTGCATAGAAACTATTGGTCATACTGTCCATGCCAGCACTGTCAGCCCCTGAAGACACAAACGTACTATCTTCATTAGCAGCGTAAACACCAAGACGAGCAGCAGTAGCTCCAGATGCCATAGTCAGGGCGAGAGAGAAGTCACCAGTAAACACAGACGCAGAACGAATTGCATTAACTGTTGTGGTACGAGAAGCTGTGCCACTTCCCATAGTCCATGCACTAGTGATATTTAGCCAAGCTGTTGCAGCAGGAGCAGCAGAAGAGAGTGCAGCCTGATCGTCCGTACCAGATACATTCTTACCAAAAAACGTCGTATCTGCGAAGTCCAACTGAAACCCGTTGGTCCCGAAGCCTTCCGACGTGCTTTCCGTAAAGAACTGAAGTTCTGCTACGGCTGTTTGTTCTGAGTTTGATATCTCGTCAATAAGAACACGATGCTTTGAATAACTTACTCCACCACTATAGTTTAGCACCTCAATCTGACCTGCTGATCCAGAAAGTCCTGCTAGTGTAGACAGATCAACCCAAGCTGAACCGTTCCAACCTTGAAGTGTTAGGTCAAATGTTCCTACACCGTGAATACCTGCTGATCCTGATTGTCCATACACTACCGCTCTGGTGACAAGTAGGGATGTTCCCCAATCTTTACCAAGTGCGGCAGGTGTTGTGTGGTTAGCAGTGTTAGCGGAATTAGCGTCAGTCGCTACAGTAACGCCGTCAAAAGCATTTGCAATTACCCGTCCAGCATAACCGAAACTTGTCGTGCCTGTATCTTCTGCGGTTCCAGTTGCAGGAGAAATTAAGTCAGTTGTTGTAGCACCAGTAAACTCAATAGGATTCCAAAATCCATCGTCATCAGTCTCACCGAAATCAGTCGGTGCTAATGCAGCGCCATCAACTAATATTGGGAGAGCCATTAGTCCGCCCCACGGAGAGTTAGGTGGGGTAGGGCCAGAACCGATAGAGTGTAGGGTAGTTGAATTTACTCCGCTGTCATAATTCAAAGCAGGATATGTTTCAGTATCAAACGCTGTAATACGCGTACCATTTACGTATAGCTTTACGCGATCACTTGCCGTTGCTTGGGTCGTATCAACAGCTACAACCGCATGAAACCATGCAGCAGGGTCTCTAAATCTCGGCGTCGTTCTTAATTGGAAATCGTACCCTGCGGTGTATCCATAAACTTCTAAATCTTCGTTGCCCTGTGTGGCAAAACCAAATTGAGGCCCGCCGGGATTAACAGATAACAATCCCAATGATGTTCCAGCAATCTTTGCCCGTTTAAACCAAACAGAATACGTCCAAGTCTTACGGTTGCCAGCCGTCGAAGGGGTGCGGGATAGGTACGTTGTCGAGCCGTCGAATAGCAGGGATTGCTCAAGGAGGTACGCGGATGCTCCCGTGCTAGCAAACCATTGTGAAGCAAACATGCTCATTAGCTAAACGCCAACTGTGGTGCGCCAAGCTGTATACTGCCAGACGCTTTTACAAAATAAGGCACGACATCAACAGCGGCGGCGGCTGTACTGAGTGTAATACCGGCACCTCCAGCCGTCTCGTAATCTGTTCCTAGGCTTAGAGTTCGACTGCCTGTTCCATCTTGAATAAAGACAAAC